CATAGTGAGTTCTTTGGTGAGTATAGTTGGGGAAGAATTCTTACCGCTCCTCGAGGATCTGCTAGACAATTTACATCTTATGCTGGTAATTCTACTGGATTAAGTGGTATATCTAGTTCTCCAATAATTGAAAGGGTTAATCCTTTAAGATACGTAAATTATAACACCTAAATAACTAAAAAAATACGTAAAAATGTCAGCCATTATAACTGATCAACTTAGAATATTGAATGCTAAGAGTTTTGTCTCAGCAGCAACTTCTACTGTCAATTCATATTATTCTTTTGTTGGTTTACCTAATGCTACTAATTATTCATCAACTTGGGAATCAAATCCTCCTGCACCAAAGGATAGTTTTGATCAAGAAGATGATTATTGGGATACTATGGTTGCACTGAAGAAAATTACTTCTTCAGATGTGCGTAGGATGGTTAGTAAGCATACTTGGACATCAGGTATAACTTATGACATGTATCGTGGTGATATTAGTAGAACAAATATTGCACAACCTTCTGGTGCAACTAATTTATATTCTTCAAAATATTATATTGTAAATGAAGATTATAAGGTTTATATTTGCCTACAAAATGGAACAGATCCAGAAAATACTACAGGAAGACCTTCATTAGATCAACCTACCTTTACAGATCTTGAACCTAAGGCAGCTGGTGATAGTGGAGATGGTTATATATGGAAATATTTGTATACTATTAAACCAGGTGATATATCTAAGTTTGATTCTACTAACTTTATGCCAGTTCCCAATGATTGGGATACCAGCACAGATAATTCTGCTGTAAGAGATAATGCATCTAATAGTGGTCAATTAAAAATTGCTACCATTGTTAATAGAGGAGCTGGCATCGGAACTGCTAATAGAACTTATACTGGAGTTCCTATTAATGGAGATGGATCTGGTGGAGAAGCAACTATTGTTATCAATAATGATGCTAAGGTAGAATCTATTAATATAGCAAAGGGTGGTTCTGGCTATACTTATGGTACTGTTGATTTAGTAAGTGGAGGAGTTCCTACTGGAACAACCTTACCAGTATTTAATATAATTATTCCACCTCAAGGTGGTCATGGATCAGATATCTATAGGGAGTTAGGATCTACTAATGTTTTAGTTTATTCTAAAATTGAAAATGATTCAGAAAATCCAGATTTTATAACAGGAAACCAAATTGCTAGAATTGGAATAGTAGAAAATCCTCAAGCTTTTGATTCAACTGCTAATTTATCTTTATCTAAAGCTAGTTCTTTATATGCATTAAAGTTAATTGGAGCAGGTTATACTACTGCTACTTTTGATTTGGATGGACAGTTTACTCAAACTGTAGGAGTGGGTTCTACTGCTGTAGGAAGAGTAGTTTCTTATGATCAAACAACTGGAGTTTTGAAATATTGGCAAGATAAAAGTTTAGTTGGATTTAATACTGATGGATCTTTAAAAACAGATCCAACTTATGGATTCTCATTACATTCATTTACTGCAAATCCTACAACTGGAGGAAATGTAAATATTGCTAGTAATGAGGGTACATTAGGAATAGATACTAACTTTGGAACATCAGGAAGTCCTGGTATAAGTACCATAATAAATAATAGAACATATTACCTTGGTCAGAGTTTCATACAAGGAATTTCAAATCCTGAAGTTAAGAAATACTCTGGAAATATAATTTATGTTGATAATAGACCTTCTATCACTAGGTCTGCTAATCAAAGAGAAGATATCAAAGTCATTTTGCAATTCTAAAGAATCATGCCACAGGAAACCAATCTAAACGTCGCTCCTTATTTTGACGATTTTGATGCAAAAGACACTTATTGCAAAATATTATTTAAACCAGGATTACCAGTTCAAGCTCGTGAACTGACAGGAATTCAATCTATTCTTCAGAATCAGATTGAAAAATTTGGACAACATATTTTTAAAGAGGGAGCTTCTGTAACTGGAGGTGGAGTTAGGTATAATGGTGGATATAATTCCATCAGAATTCAAATATCTAATGAAGGAGTAGATGTTAATTCATATTTAAATGATTTATTAGATCAAGTTGTAGTAGGTAGTATATCTGGAGTAAAAGCTAAAATAAAAGCATATATTGGAAAACCTACTGGTGGTAATTGGTATGTTCTATTTGTTACATATTTAAATACTGGCGGAGAAGGTAATGAAGTATTTTCTTCGGGAGAAAGTTTATTATTAGATAATAATGTAGTAACCACTAGAAGTGGATTAGTATTTCAACCAGGTGAACCAATAGCTCAGTTGGTAACAGATGCATGTGCTTTCACTGCATCTGCTGCTGTTTTATCTGAAGGAATTTATTTTGTAAAGGGGTATTTTGTAGAAGTAAAATCTCAAACTCTTGTTTTAGATCCATATCGTAATGATGGAGATTTTAAAGTTGGATTGCGTATTCAAGAAAGTATTGTAAATTCAGATTTAGATCAAACTCTAACAGATAATGCAGCTGGATATAGTAATTATACAGCACCAGGAGCTGATAGATTGAGTATATCTGTATTATTAACAGCTATTTCTCCTCAAGAAACTGAACCATCTAATTTTATACAATTAATGGAAATTAGAGGAGGTAATTTAATATATGTACGTCAGGAAAATGATTATAATGAATTAGGAAATGAATTAGCAAAAAGAACCTTTGACGAGTCTGGTAACTACTACATTAAACCATTTTCTCTTACTACTAAAAATACTCTAAATGATTATGAGGGTAATAATGGAATATTTAATTCAAACCAAATAACTTATAATAACAATACTCCTAGTAAGGATTTAGGAACTTATAAGTTATCTCCAGGAAAAGCTTATGTAGAAGGGTTTGAAGTAGAAACAGTAGTTCCTACATTTTTGGATTTTGAAAAACCAAGAACTACTAAATTGTTAGAGGGACAAAGTGTTAATTATGTCACTGGTCCTACATTTACTTTAAATAGGGTTAGTGGTTCTCCTATCATAGGAATAGGGACTGATTATACAGTAAGTCTAAGAGATCAAAGAGTTGGATCTGCATCCACAACTGCTGCTGGTAAAGAAATAGGATTAGCACGTGTATATGATTTTGCATTAGAATCTGGATCTTATAATAGTTCAGTTCCAACGGAGAATGAATGGGATATTGCTTTATATGATATTCAAACATATACAAATATAACATTAAATACTAACCCATCAAATGCTCTAGTTGTTCCAACTCATATTAAAGGAAAATCTAGTGGTGCTACAGGATATTTGAGATATAATTCTGTTGGTACTGCTATTACTGCTTATAATACAAAAGGTAATTTTATTAGTGGTGAGCAACTAATTTTTAATGGAGTTGAGAGTGGGAATATTTCAGCAGCATCAACATCTTATACTACAAGTGATATTAAGTCTATTAATGGAACTGTAAGCACAGCAAGTACTTTTAATGCTGATGTAAAACAAAGTTTATTTACTAATCTTGGAGAAGTTAATATTAGTGCAGCAACTACTTCAGGAGCATCTTTAGGAATTTCTACAGTTACTAGTGCAGATCCAACTAAATTTTTTAGTGGAATTGCTACTGTTGGAAATATTGTAGAATATACAAATCCAGGTAAAAATCTTCCTTCCTATGCAAGAATTGAGAGTGTTTCTCAAACTTCTTTAACTATATCTGGAGTTAGTACTGTTGCTGGTGTTTGTGAGGGGGGATTGCCTACTATAATAGCTGGCGATGCTCTTTCTGGAGAAATCAATCCATCAAACTTTAAGATATTAACTTCTCAATTCCAATCTTCTACTGATAATAATTTATATACTATTCTTCCTAAGAATAATATTTCTAATGTAGATTTAACAGATTCTCATATTACAATTAAAAAACAATTTGATGTTACTATTAGTGGCAATTCTACAGGTGCTATAAGTAGTGGAAATGCTAATGAGACTTTCTTATCTTATGATGAAGAGAATTATACTTTAATAAGAACTGATGGAACCACAGAATCTTTATCAGCAGATAAGTTTAATTTTAATACAGGATCTACTCAAGTAACTATTAATGGGTTAGGAACTGATAGTCCAGCTAAATTGATAGCAACATTACGTAAAATAAATGTAACTTCAAAAATTAAAGAGAAGCAGAAAATTAATGTACTTAATATAGTTGGATCAGCAAGTTCAACATCTGGAATAGGAACCACAACATTAAATGATGGATTAACATATAATACAGTTTTTGGAACTCGAGTTCAAGATAGTGAAATATCATTAAATGTTCCTGATGTAACTAAAGTTTATGGAATATATGAATCATCCAATACCAATAATGCATCTTTACCAGTATTAACTTTAAGTTCTATTAATAGTCCAACAGCAAAAACTGGAGATTTATTAATTGGAGAAATGTTTGTTGGTGATACCAGTAAATCTACTGGAATATATGTCAATAAAAGTACTGATTCTGCTATTGAGTATACTTTATTAAATGATTTCGATCTTCAAGTTGGAGAAATAGTAACTTTCCAAGAATCTGGTATTACAGCAACAGTTGGTGCTCTTGCTTTGGGTTCTAATAATATAACTGACGAATTTACTTATGATGATGGTCAAAGAAGTACCATCTATGATTATGCTAGAGTGGTAAGAAAACCAGGATATGATGCACCATCTAAAAAATTAAGTATTATATTTGAATCTGCATATTTTACTGCATCAGATACTGGAGATATTACTACTGTAAATTCTTATGATAATTTTGACTATGATGATTTGCATTCAATTAATGACTATAGAGTAAGTGATATTATTGATATAAGACCTAGAGTTTCTGATTTCTCAGGAACTTCAAGATCTCCATTTGAATTTTTAGGTAGATCTTTTACTGCATCTGGAAATTCTGCTCAAAATATTTTAGCATCTGATAGGTCTATTCTATTGGATTATTCATTCTATCTTCCTAGATTTGATAAAATTTATCTATCTAAAAATGGAAAGTTTCAATTAATAACAGGAACACCCGCAGAAACTCCAGAATTTCCAGTTCCTATAGATGGAGCACTGGAAGTAGCTTCTATAAAATTACCAGCATATCTCTTCAATATTAATAATGCAAGTATTAGTCTTGCAAATTATAAGAGATATCAGATGAGTGATATCAATAAACTTGAGAAAAGAATTGAGAATTTAGAATTTTATACATCACTTACTTTATTAGAAAGTGATACTTTAAATATGCAAATTACTGATACAGATGGATTGAATAGATTTAAATCTGGATTTTTTGTAGATGATTTTTCTAATACAGAAAATCAACTTAAAACTACTGTAGTAAAAAATTCTATTGATTATCATAATGGAGAATTAAGACCTGCTCACCATACAACAGAATTAGATCTTAAATTAGATTTAAATAGTGCTAATGGAATTAGAAAAACTGGAAGGGTATTAACTCTAGATTATCAAGATGTTGTTCATGCTGATCAACCTTTTGCAACAAGAGTAGAGAATCTTACTCCATATTTGGTGAGTTATTATGGAGGAACTGTAGATTTAGTTCCTGATTCTGATATATGGATAGATGAAGTTGTACTAGAAGCTAAACATGATGATTTAGTCACTTATACTAATACTTCTCAACAGTTAGATGCTTCTGGATTTGATTCTAGAACTGGATATGGTCCTGTAACATGGAGTTCATGGTCAGATAACTGGACTGGTTTTAAAGAAAATTGGTCAGATACTAAGACAGAGTGGAATCATGATAAATTGCAGAAAGTAACAACAGTCAATGGACAACAGGTTGGTACTTCCAATAGAACAGCAAGTAAGAGTTTAATTAGAGAAACATTTAGTACTATTAATGAAGGACCTAAGGTAATTAATACCCAAATATCCTCTAATATGAGGTCTAGGAATATTAAATTTGACGCTAGAACTTTAAAACCATCAACTAGTCTTTATGCATTCTTTGATGGACAGGATGTAGCAAAGTATATTATTCCTAAGTTGCTTGAAATATCAATGACTACTGGAACTTTCCAAGTAGGTGAAACTGTTATAGGAACTAATGCTAATGGAAAGGAATTAATTAGATTTAAAGTAGCACAATCAAACCACAAACGTGGACCTTTTGATGCTCCTACTCAGACGTATAAATTTAATCCATATTATCAGTTTACTCCACTTTATTCTGGAGGAACTGGTAGAACTTTAGGTGCTGTTATAGTAGATAATATTATTCCATCTTCTTCAACTACCACTTCTACTGCTGCTTCTTCAGATCTTGTTAATATACCTGAATTATATTCTTCAACATCTGTTCTTCTTAATATAGATTTAGATTCCTTAGCTGAAAAAGCAGATAACACTTATTTTGGATATGTTGAAAAGGATCTTAAGTTAGTGGGAGAAACCTCAAGTGCTCAAGCAACAATTTCTAGTGTAAAACTTAGAAGTGATAATTTGGGTAGTGTGATTGGATCATTCTTTATTCCTAATCCTAATGATATAACTACTCCAAAATTCGAGGCTGGTAAAAAGGTCTTTAGACTTACTAGCAGTAATGTTAATAGTCAACAGGGTGAGAACGTTTCTACTGATGTATCTAAAGTATTTGAATCATCTGGAAGTATTAACACTATCCAGTCTACTATCATTAGTGTAAAGAATATCTCAACAGATGTTTTAACAAAAGTAGAAAGTAAGTCTATATCAGGTCCAATTACTACAACTTCTTCTCCTCCTATTACTATTAGCAGTAGTACCAATACCCAACCAAATCAACCAGTATGGGTTGATGTGGTTCAAGATTTAGATACTTCAAAGGAAACTATAGATTTTGGTAAAAAAGATGGATTTATAGGTAAGGTAAGCACTCAAGAATCATATAATACTGGAATTGTTCCTACTACTACCGAAATTCTAGTCAATGATCCTATAGGAACAGCTTATGCAAACTTTATTGCTAATAATGCAGGAACTACACAAACAGGTCCTACAGAAGGTGCTGTTAAGTATTGGACTGCAGCAATTCATCTTGAATTAGGTGCTGATGCTAGTTCTACAGACATTGAAGCTAGAATGACAGAGCACCTTGAATTTGCTAATACTCCTGGTGCTGTAGAAGCTTTTGAAGCAAGTGAAGCATATAAAGCTGTAGCTGGAAAAACTTTTGATGCAATTGCAGAGGAAACTGGTATTAGTGATAAAGGTGGATATGGTCAATTAACTAAAGATTGCAGCTGGGGTGTTAAAGATCCTCTTGCCCAATCATTCTTTGTAGGAGGTGCAGTATATATTACTAAGGTAGATCTTTACTTCGGATCTAAAGATGCATTCTTACCTGTTAGCGTTCAGTTAAGAACAATGTCTTTAGGAGTTCCTACTACAGAGATAATTCCATTTGGTGAAGTGGTGTTAGATCCTGATGATATTAATATTTCTGATGATGCTTCTGTTAAAACTACAGTTACATTCCCATCTCCAGTATATTTACCTGGAGGTAAATCATATGCAATAGTTTTATTATCTACAAGTAGTGAATATACTGCTTGGATTTCTAGAATGGGTGAGACTGATGTTCAAACTAAGGATAAACCAGAAGCTGAACAGATAGTTGTTAGTCAGCAACCTACTCTAGGTTCTTTATTTAAATCTCAGAATGGTGAGACATGGAATGCAAGTCAGTACGAAGATCTTAAATTTACTCTTTATAGAGCAAGATTCAGCGAAAGAAGTGGAACTATTAATTTTGTTAATCCACCTTTACTTACATACTCTGATGATATTCCACCTTTACTTAAAGATTCCTTTGAAATTAAATCAAATAAAATAAGGATAGGATTTAATACTTCTATATCAGATACTGCAATTACTGTAGGAAATATAGTTCAGCAAGAAGGTAGCAATGCTACTGGTAGATATGTAGGGGCTGCAGGAACAGCAAATGGTAATCTAACAATTACTAATTCTGGAGTTGGATATACTCCTTCTTCTGGTAGTGAAACATATAATTTTGTTCCTATGGTTAGTCAAACTGGAAGTGGAAGAAATGGATCTTTAAATCTTACTATTACTAATGGAGTTGCTGTTGCTGCAACTGTAGCAAATGGTGGTAGTGGTTATGCTATTGGAGATGTAGTTGGTGTTTCTACTGTAGGTTTAACTTCTCTTGGAAGAGATCTTAAGTTCTCTATTGCTTCTATTAATGGAACAAATGAATTTATTCTTGATAATGTTCAAGGTGATTTTGCAACTGGTGCAACTAATACTATGAAGTATGTAACAGGTGCTGGTGTCACAGTTTTAAATTATACTGCTGGAGGAAATGTTAGGTTATCAGGTTCTCCTGTGACAGTAAGTGATGGACTTCATATTAAAGTTAATCAGAAAAATAATGGAATGTATTCAACTCAGAATACAGTAACATTTACTGATGTTGCTTCAGATGTTCAACCTACTGTATTATCTGCAGATTATGACTCTTCATCAACAGGATCTATTAGTGTAGATGATGCAACAGACTTTACTGAATTTGAAA